AGCGTCATATATTCTGCAATCGTGTTGAGCGCCTGAATCGAGTCGCCAAACACGTCAATGTCCTTGATGTCGCCCCCAGCGATGGTTTCGCGAATGAAGCCGCCGCCGATGAACAGCCGGTTCTTCATCATCACTTCGCGGAGGTCTTTCGGTATGCGCGCGACGACGAATTGCAAATCGCCTTGAGTCAGTGGCTTCATGCGGGTTTCCTTTCAGGCGGCTGTTCGAACTGCTTGGGCTGCACCCGGAACTGCTCGATCGCCGGTGCGTCCGACGCGTCAAACCCGCCCATCAGGACGGATTTGTGCGTGCGAACGCGGTTGTGATATCGACGCGCGGTGTTGGCCTTCGCGTCGAGGATGACGAGCAGGGTCACTTGACGGCTGCCTCGCATGCAGCTTTCACCGCAGCGAACTTGTCGGCCGGCACGTCGCGCAAGAGCTTGATCCCGCCTTGGGACTGCAGGATTTCCCGCAGCTTGGCCATGCCGTCGACATTGCCGAACTTGGCCGTGACCGCCATAGCAGCGGTCTTGACGTCGTCCATCGTCAGCGGCTTGTCGGAAGGGGTTGCGGGGTCAGCAGGCGGAGTCGGGACCGCATCGGCTTTCGCGTCTGCGGCTACAGAGAGTTCCTGCCCCCCGCTGCCGGTGTTTTGCGCCACCGCCGGCTGGGCTTGTTCGGTTTTCTTCGGACGGCCGGGTTTGGCTTTCACCACTTCGGCATTCGCCGAAGCACCGGAAACCGCCCCCTCCGCGGGGGTGCCCGTCACGGCTGCTTGCGGTGTGACGACCGCTATCGGCTTCGGTGCTTCAGCTTTCGGTTGCACGTCGCGATGCAGGATCGCGGCGAGGGTGGAATGCAGTTCGGACACGTTTGCGGCTTCGATGTGGAGGGTCAGCATTTCGTTTCCTTTTGTTGGTGGGTTGAGAATATACATTCACGTTGAGAAAAACACAAGCATCAGTCTAAAATTTCAGTGAGGTCTTTGGTCTTGCGCCGCACCACCACGCCCACGCGCTCGTCGTAGGTGTCGGCCGCAAGAGCTATCCGCACCCGTACGGGCTTCGTCTGCCCGATGCGGTGGATCCTCATCGCCGCCTGGGCGTTCGGGCCCGGCGTCCATTTGTATTCGGCGAACAGGGCTTCGTGGCACACATGCTGCATACCATCAATCCCGGTGCCGGCCGCATCAATATTCCCGATGAACACTCGGCACTTTTTGTCCTTGATGAAGCGGTCGATGTTGGCCTGGCGCTTGTCCGCCGGCGTGCCGCCGTAGAGTGTGACGGGCTTGAACTTGTTGAGCCCCACGCGGAACTGCTCGATCACGTCGCGGTGAATCGCGAAGATCACGATTTTCTCGTAGTGGTTGTTATCGAGCTCGTCCTTGACAATGTCGATCAGCGGCGGCGCCTTCGATATGCCCGTGTAGCGCAGAATCGTCGACACGCTCTTGGCCATGCCTTCCATGACCTTGACGCCGTCGCGGCCGCTGCCAGTTAAGTCGAGCAGGGTGTCGATGCCGGTCTGCTGCTCGCGCAGCTTCTTGTGCAACTCGTCGACCTGCTTCATCAGGTAGTAGTCGGCAAAATACAGTTCCTCGTCGACAACCGCGGGCTCGACCGTCAGGTCGTGGAATGAGATAGCGGGTAGTTGCGTCATTACGTCGACCTTTTTTCTGCGGAGCATGAGGGGGTGCAGGGCTGCCCGTAACGCAGCAACGTTTCGATTTCCCACAATCGTCGGGCCAAACTGCGTGTGTCTAGTCGCGCAGTACTCCGTGACAAATTGATCGTAGCGCAGGGAGGTAGCGCCAAAGCAACGCATAAGCGGGTAAAGTTCGGAAGCATTGTTTGGTGCGGGTGTGCCCGATAAAGCCCAAGTGCGTTTCGCCTGGTGGATAAGGCCGCCTCGCGCGAGGACAGCGTGCGCCCGCTTAGCTTCGATACTTTTGAGGTAGTGGGATTCATCGAGAATGAGCAAATCGATATTTCGCATAAGCGATGTTGCACGCAAGATCAAATCGTAGGATGAGACTACGACGCCGTCCCAAAAGCTGTCCGAGGTAGTTTCCGTGCATTCCTGGGAGTTCATTAACGGCCGCAATGGCCGCGTCAAGCCCGACCACTTCGCGAACTCGCGGGTCCAGTTGATCCGCACCGACGCCGGGCACAGCACGACGATCCGCTGCGCGCCGATCCTGTCCGCGGCGACGATCGCCTGGGCGGATTTCCCCAGCCCCGGCTCGTCCGCAAGCAGTGCAAAACGCTTCGTTGTCAGCCATTGGGCACCTTCTTCTTGGTAGGGAAAAAGCTCATCCATGTATTCCGGGCGCCGGCGCGTCAGATTCGAGGGCTGCGTCGATGGTTTGGCCGTTTGAATTGAGCGCCTTCAAAGCTATGCTCCGCATGTAGTCGCGTTCGCCGTTGCTGCCGTATTGCAAGCCATAGGTAGATGGCGTTCCGTCGCGATCCCATGCTGGCGGGAATTGTCCATACCACAGAGCGATTATTTTCAATGCTTCGTGCGCCCCCGCGAGTGCGCGCTCGGCGGCTTCGGCGCGAGTAACCGCCAATCCTGTTTGGTGTGCCAGTTCGGCAGATAAACTAGACTGCTCCCGCACCCGCTCCTCCAGCGCGACGATTTCCTCGATCAGCAAATGCTCCATCGTGCCGTCAATCTGCTCATCCGTCAGCGCCGCTTCTTTCTGTGTGGTCATGGCTTAGTCCAATCCTGTTTCGGGTGGCGCGCTTCTTATCAGTGTCGCCATACGCTCAAAGGCGGTTGCTAATTCTTCACGACGACCTGCCGATTTTGGAAGCCAAAAAGTTACTGCGCTTCGGTCATCGTCAGCGGGCGGGTGATGCAGCATTGAACTGCTGTGCAGCATTAATTGAACTGCGCTATAGGTAAGCCCCGTATTGCTGACCTTTTCTATGCGGTGAACTTCGTCAGTCAATTCTTGGGAATACACGTTGATTCTCATTTTTCACATCCCTTCCTTTCTTGATGGCGGCGTCGATGGCTTCACGAATATCAGTGCTATACCATTTTTCTAGTTCTCCGATTTGCAGAGTGCCATCGTCAGCATTGACATATACTCCGCACTTAACTCCAAGAGTTTCACTGGCTCGCTCAATGTGCTTCTGGAAAAAATCTAATCGACTTTTATCCTTCTCCGCCTCTTGCCTCGCGGCGGACAGGCGGTTGGCTAGTTTCGATTGGTTGCAGAGTTGATTAAAGTCCTTGCGCTCCTGTTTTGTGTACGTGCCGTCGTCCAGAATGGCGGCGATCAGGTCAATCTCATCGTCGCCAATTAGCGGCGTCGGCGTATCGGCAGGGGGCGCAGCACCGACAGGATTGCATACGACACCATCTAGTTCTGCGAGTTTATATTTGGCTTTAGCATCGGTGTTCTCGGACTCACACACCTTCGCCGCCATTTCCCGCACGGTGGAGGCGCGGGCCTCTGCTTGTTCTTTGGCTATCACATACGGAACGATTGAGCGCTGAATTTCCTGCTCCATGTGGATTACAGTTTGGTCGTGGGCATGGCGTGAACGTGCAAGCGATTCCTCTGCCGCCACCAGCGCGGCGCGGCAGTCTATGAGTAAATCACGCACAGCATCATGGTTCGCTAGTTCAGGATTAAATAGACCGCCCATCTCTAGGTAGTCTGTTATGTGCGTACAAAGTTCTTCCGGCTTCGCGCTCAAGGCTTGCCTCCTATGGCTTCGCTGACATTTGATGGGGGTGTATCTGACAGACCGTGCACTCGTTTTACCGCGACTTCCAGTATGTTAAATGGCGTATCTTTTTTCTCGCCTTCCAGCGCATCACAAACGGCTTCATATAAAATTTCGTAGAGTGCCTTATAAGGAAGCGGACGAACAGGAGGCCACGCACACGCATATCCGCGAAGCATGTCCTGCAGTAAATCGCGCTCAACAGTTAACTCCCGCACCCTCTCCGCGCTCGGTGCAGGGCGGGTGGAGAGTTCGCGTTCGAGTTGGCGCAAATCTTCCATCTTCACCTTGACTGCGGAGTAAACATTCCCCGCCCCGCTTTCTTTGCATACAGGTAATCCATGCTTCCACCACTCATCATTCTCTCCTAGTTATGGGCAGATGCCCGCTGTGCCAGCGTGTCAAAACCGCACCACGTAATGCCCGCGCATCGCCTGGTCAACGCGGTAGTGCAGGGCGTCGATCGTGTTGTCGTTGACGATCACGACGTCGCCGGGATATCGCCCCAGGCCGGCCTCGCTGGAATGCGCTTCCACCGGATCCACGCCAGGACGATCGATGTGCCATAGCGTTCCGTTGCGGCCGGCGATGAACGCGGCTTCGTCGATGAACCGGCAGTCGGTGATGACGATGCCGGCGGCCACTTGCGCATCCGGGTCGAATTGAGGCTTCTGGAACCGCAGGAATTCGTCGGCGCAGCGCAGCCACCCGTCCGCGCAGATCGTATCGCGCATCCACTCGGTGCCCAGGGTCTGCGCCATCCGGCGCGGGCTCACCCCGAACACCGGATGCGGCGCCTCTTTCGTTTCTCTGTTGTTCGCGTCAACGCCGATCGCGGAAAGCATCGCCTTTATTGGCCGCGCGAATTCGTAACGCACAAACCCGTGCTTGGCGCACAAATGGTCTGCGACCGAATCTTTTCCTGAACCCGCGACTCCACATAATCCTATCAGTTGCATTTACATCCGACTCCCATAAACCGCGAGCAGAAACGCCTCCGCTCGACCGTCGTGCTTTTTCAATGGCCAGTGATGTGAAAATGCCGGCGCGATGCGCGATGCCGCGGCGCGGCTCGCATCCTTCGTCTGCCTCAGCAGCCCGAACCGCGATTTCCAGATATTCGGCCGCACCAGGTGAATCGGGACCGCATTCGCGGCGACGGCCATGCGCACCGCGCCGTAAAGCTCGCCGAACGCGAACGCGCTCGACACACCCATCTGCGGGCTTGCCGTCACGTCCTCCAACGCCGCCAGCGTCACGCCGCGCGCCACGATGTCGAGCCAGCCCGCGACCTGCTGATAATCCAGCCGGCGCTTGATGCTCTTGCCGATTTTTATTTCGACGGTGGGCATGTCGATGATGTCGACCGTGCCCGCCGGGCCGTTGATCGCGTGCGGCAGCGGCGCCGTGTAAATGCAAAGGGCTCCGTCGAGCCCGGGGTCGATACCGAGATAGGTAGACATTACCGCTTCGTCCTCGGCGACAGTTCGCGGATTTCCGCCAGGCTCAAATCCTCATCCGTGAGCAGAATCCCATTGGGCCGCGCAAGCGCGATGATGCGGCGAAGCGCATGGCCGGGAATATGGCCGCCGGTGCCCTGCTTGGACTCGGGGTACGTCCATTTATATATCGTGGACGCGTCGCACTCGAGCATTTCAGCCAGCCGGCGCGCGCCGCCGAACTTCTTGATCACCCGGTCGGCCTGGGTCGTCATCGGGGGTTTGCGCTTGGCCGGGGCGTCCAGCCCCTCAAACACGTTTATTTCGGAGTTCATGGAGCGGGATTCTATCGGCACATTGAGAATAAAGCAACGCATTGAGTAAAAAATAAATGAAATCGCAAGCCGTTGTGTAGGACACATCCTACGACCGCTCTGCCTTTTGTCCTATTGA